TTACTCCATCTTTAGTCACATGAGGTGGACCATAGGGATTGTCTATCACTACGTTCCTTCCTTTAGGACCAAGTGTAACCTTAACAGCGTCAGCTAGTATATCTACGCCTTTTTTTAATGCAGTTCTTGCATCAACGTTAAATGTTGTGTTAATCATTGGTTTAGAATTTTTGGTTTTTTTACTTTAATTTACTCTCTTGTATATGGGTCATCAGCCTGTCCCTTAAGATAGGCTTTACCCGCTACTTCTATAATTTTATATTGTGCTTTCTGAACAAGACCTAAGTCATCCCAGTTATCTTCACAGTATTTTAAATAACTTTCTATTATTGGTTGTATCATGTTCTCATAATTAACATATTCATTATTCTTATGAGCACCATACTTTTTTGCTACAGTGTAACCCCCGGTTATCCAACCTAAGAAGCTTTTCTCTATGCAGCCTATATATAAACGATCAGGCCTAGATTGGCTAACAAAATGCACAGGTCCTTGTTTTTGAAATGGAGACTCTATCCAAGTACCTGAAAAGAGTTTAGCTTTCCCCCACATAACAACATCATCTTTAATTATAGCATCACCTTCAACTAATGCTTGACCCTGTACTATAGCTCTACCCATAACCTGAGCCTTATCAGATACTATAGCTTTGTCTTTAACTTGAGCATCACCAGATATTACAGCATTCTTTTGTATTCTAGATTGACCACTAACAACAGCATTATCTTTAATTAGAGCATTATCTGTAAGTATAGCTAGCCCCATTAACATTGCTTCATCAGCAATCCATGTTTCTTTACCACAACTTCCTAGGTTTTCTACCCAACCTCCTTTGTCTCCTTTCTTACCGTATTTACAATCTTTAGCTAGTTCAACTCTTGACAACAAGGTTCTTCCTATTGTTTTTGTTTCATCTGTTAGCTTAATATATTCCATAGTATAATTTACGAAAATTTAGTGGTATTGTATGTCAAATTTCAAACTATTTATCAGATCCTCAAGCTCTTCAGGAGAGGAGACAGCTTTTTTAAGCTGCTTAACCTCTTCCTTAAGAATCTTTTTAATCAAGACACGTGTATGTACAGAATGAGATTTCTCTACTTCACAATTAAACAGTGTATTATATCTGTTAGTTATCTCTTCTATTGTTTGGGATTGGTATACTTCTTTCTTCAACGCTTCCCATAGTGCTAGTTTACTTTTTGACAAAGCCATACTTCTGTTTATATCTTTTAAGTTTCTTTACTTCTTTTTCATACTTATAATAGTCAGGATTAATTTTTTCAATCTGCCCACTATATTTCCATAATTGATCTGATGTTAGCTGTATAGGACCATTGTGTTTATCATGTTCTTTTTTTGCTACCATCTCATTTATTACTGCTCTTGTACTTTCTTTCATTTTCTTCAAATTTTTTTAAATTATTTACAAGGTCATTATTATCTCCTATAAGTAAATGATTAGTTAAGGATATAGCAATGATAAGCGCTATAATTATTAAAAGGTAAATCATATCTTAGCTTCCCCAAACATTGGATCCTGTGCTTGTGCATCAGCTGCAGCTTCCTTTTGTTTTCTTTTTTCTTCACAACTAAGACATTTACCCGTATCATCAGGTAAGATAGGCATAGGTGGAGCTTTTTGTAAATTAGGATTAAACATTACACCACTCTTTATGGTGTTATGATGCATCATCAATGCTTTCTGGCGTTGTAACTCCTCTATTTCAAAGCCTATATGATTCTTAGCTTTAACTAAATCCTCAATATGTTTATCTATAGTTTCTAATCCTACTTCTTTTTTCTTACCTGCACGAAGTATGTAAGAACAAACATTACCTATGTTGTAAGATAACTGAAAGTCTTCAATAATTTTACGTGCTTCATAGCCAAATGTTTTTCCTATATAATAACTAGGTGTAGGTGTCTTTTCATAATTAGGTTTATCTGTCATTTTTCTTTTAGGTTTTGTGTATTCTCCAAAGATTTCAGCTTGGTTACCATACATGGCCTTATCAGCTATTTCATGTAAAGAATACGGTTTATTAAATTCCAAACCTTCAGGCACAGACATCTTTACTTGATTGTGCCCGTAAGGTAGGTTTCTTGTTGTGTCCCAATAATGCTCACTATAATTGCTGTCTTTTGTCATATGTTAAAAGATTCAAAAATAGATTCTACAGATGTCTCATCTTCTGGGACTACTTCTATATCCGGTTTAGTTGTAGCAGTGTCCTGTTGCTGAGGTGTATGCGCTGTATATACTTCAGCCATCATAAATTTATGGAACTTACTTTGATAGTTCATCCAGTTACGTGGGTGTGTTTGCTTAAATGCATGTGTTACATTATTATAAAACATCCATGCTGTATCAGGGTCTACTCCATAATTAAAAGAAGGGGTTTCTATTTCAGACTTAACTATACCTATCTGTTGTGTATCAAGGAGTTTTTCCTCAACAAATAATCTGCCTAATAATTCACTTTGATTAGTTATAGACAACTTATGAATTTTCATTGCGTCTTTATCTGTAACAAGTGTTTTAAATTTATTATTAGCCATACCTATTTGTGCTACAATATGTGATGCAATTTCTGCATTAGCAGTTCCAGTATGTTTTCTTCCGTATGTAGATAAGTCTCCGTGTATAAGTCCGTTGTTACAAACAAATACTTGAGCACCTATCCCGCATTGGAATCTTGTGCTTTTATCATAAGAGTTAGTCCATGCAAACATCATACCCATATCTGAGTCTGTAGTGCTGCTAGCATGTGCTAGATGATAAATACCCTGAGCTATTTTAGCATTCAGGTTAGCTCTATATAATTCTCTAGTTATTGTAAATCCTCCCTTGTTCAAGGCCTTAGTTACACCGTCCATCACTTCTTTGTGTGATACAACGGTGTAAGTGTCCCCGTGACTAGGAAGAGGCGCTGACTCAAGCCAGGCTCTTGTGGTTTCATTTGGTTTTCTATGTCCCATATTAGTTGATTTTAATGTTCAAAAATAATAAATTTTCTGATTAAAACAAAGATAATTGATTACAATTTACATTAAGAATATTGTTTATCTCTTTTTCAATTGCTTGCAGATAATACTTCTCATTTATGTTGTAATCTTCCCATTTCCTTGAGTCAACCTTATTAAATACAGTTTGTATCCATTTACCGGCTTCTAACTGTATCTCTCTACCATCATTTTTGTTACGCTTAATAAGCTTAACACCCTTGTCTGAGATGTAATACCTGTTAATCTTTTGTAGATTCTCTTGGATATATTCACCTTTCTCTAGGCTGTCAGCTACTACTTGCCAACCGCTGTTAGTCTTAGATCCTATACAATAGTCTAATATGTTTTTATTAGTCTTAAGATAGTCTTCAGGTAACATGTCATTAACAAAGTATTCATAGATTGCTTTAGGTATAACTAATTTAGATTTATTCTTATGCAAAGCAAGATTCTTAAACTCAAACCTACCTTTACATTTAGCTTTATCATCTAGATTAATTGCAATGTAATTGTTGACGTCTGCTAGTATAAGCTTCTTGTATTCATCATGCTCAAGATTAAAGTTAGTTATATCTTCCCACTGTTTACATACTTCCATGTACTTTTCTTTATACTTCTTAGGTATGATTGTCTCTATACCATCAGTATTCTGAAGCAAGGGGATAGCATCCGGTATAGCCTCCATGATCATCTCATAAAGCATCATAAGTGTGAGTTGACCATTAATTGTTATACGCATGGTAAACTCAGGGTCATATAGAAAAGAATTCTTATCATTAGATAAACCATATGTACTATTTAATATAATTTTATATACATAGTTCATAGGATTACTCTTAGGTATTTTCTTTCTTTCCGTAAAGAACCACTCATACAGTGTACAAAACTGTTTACTTGGTAAATGCGCAGGAGACCATCCATTCTTAATAGCTAAGTTAGGATAGAAACTAGTAACATCTGATGACATTATTATATTATCTTCATCAGCTTCATATACTCCAGGCTGATTAGCACCGTGTGCACCACCTAAACCAAAGTGTGTCTTAACACCTTTATAAACAACTGAATGCTTAAAAGCTCCTTTAATATTTTGTGGGTCCAACTCTACAGTTTTGAATCTATCTAAAAGATTATTAAACTCCGGTGTAACAAATGCAACACAAGGTAATATAATCCTATCAAGCTTTATAACTTTCCTAAATGTTCTAAGTTTTTTAAGTTCACGTTTTTCTATGTTCAGTTCTTTACTTAAATAGAAACTAAACAACTCCTTAGATATACGTGGCTCAGAAGCATTCATAAGATTTATATTATACTCTTTAGTCAGATTCATCCTCAATGCTATAAGATCCTTAGATCTATTATAGATTTCATGAGTTGCGTCTACATCATTAATACAATACTCAACAATAGTATTTAACTCCTCTTGCGTATTTATATCTGCTTCATGATGTATAGGCATATCTAGAATGTTATCCCAATCCATAGTATATTCAATCCACTTAAGACTAGAGCGCTTAGCCATATTGTCCCAGTGATTAAGTTTAAATACATCTATCTGCTTGATTAACATTTGCCATTCAGGAAACTCAGAAAATTCTCTATTGTTTGATCTTCTAATAGCTTCTTGTGCGTATCCATATATTTCTTCAGTGATACCGTCAGGGTCCATACCTTCCCATTCTTTATAATGCTTAAGAATATTATGTGTTACCTGTGAATCAAAGCCAATACCATTAAATGAGATGTGGTATTCATTATTTTTTATATTTTCTTTTAAGAACTTGATTAGCTCTACAGAATCATCTTGAAGTTTATGAATTATAAAAGTCTTATAAGTATTTGTTTTATAATGTTTAAATACACCAACAAAACAGTTCTTAAGAGTCTCATAATCCATTACCCAGTGATTCATGATGGCCATACTACTATGATATTTTCCATATTAAAATATATATCTGATTTTATTCCAAGGGATTTTCTTTTTGTGCAGTCTTTTAAACTGATCTATGTATTCCCTTTTTAATTCATAATTATACCTTATGTTTTTCCCACCATACTGTGACTGTTTAGTCTCTTGTATATTAGGTGTCCATAAAGTTAGTTCTGTTTCTGGATGTTTTTCTAAGTTAACAACATGCTTACTAAAATTATGTGTTAAGAATATTACTTCTGCTAACACTTCTTTTTTGTAACCGTGGTCAACATAATCATTCATCATGTCAAACAAAAGCTCATAGTCTTCTAACCATCCATCATAAACTATAACTGGACTGTAGTTGACATGTACATCATAACCAGCATCTATAAATGCACTGATAGC